ACCGCGATCTCCCTTCATACTCACGCGGTTCACGGGTAGTCCCATCCTCTGGGCGACGTACCACATGTATCCGTCCTGGGAGCGTACCGGGAGCTGGAAGGCACCACAGGTGACACCCGCCCAGTTCGAGCAGGACCTCGTGAAGCTCATGCTGAAGAAACCACACCACGAGATGATTCGCCTGTGCCGGAGCCGCTCCCATCCGGGTTGTGGCACCAACCCCAGTGGCCCGGACGGGAATGCGATATTGTGGACATCGGCCCACCGGTCGAGCTCCAGCATCTGGTTTGCCGGCTTGCTGAAGCCCCACGGGTGGGCCACGATCGCCGGGCGATTCGTAAACCACTCCGGGTCGATCCAGTCGTCGTTCCCGTCCGCGACCACGTCGCAGTCCACCTTCAGCCAGTAGTCGGTCTCGCAGAGGATCGCGGGTACATGCACGAACCCCGCCAGCATCTTGTATCGCTGCGGATCGCTCCACTTGTCGGCTCCATCTCCCTCGTACTCCGTGTCGGGGCACGGCGGCCAGTGGAACACTTGCAGCAGCGGATGGTCGACGACCTCTCGCACCTGGGTGTCGGTCAGCTGGTCCCTGTCCGCGAAGATCAACATCGGGTGCTTGAGCAGGCTGGGCTTGTGCCTCTTCCAGGTCGGCCATGTCCATGCCAGTTGTCTTAGGTGCCTCGCGTCGACGCCCACAACCAACGTGTAGTCCACCATGTCGATCCCCTCTACTCCCTATCGTCGTCTCGGCCACCCTCGTCCAATCTCACGATGTCATCGAGACGGACCGTGCCGCCGTCATCCGGCCAGTAGACCTCGATCAGCTCCCCGCTCTCGCAGACCCTGAACCTGTGGATCCTACCGGACGGGACGGTGTAGGACTGTCCGGCGCAGAGAGACGTCTCGACGATCGCGTTGTCCTCCCACTCCTCGACGATGATCCTGCCCGAGATGACCGCGAACTGGTTCGCACGCTCCCGATGATAATGTCTCGAACAGCGGAAGCCGCGGTCGACCCGCAGGTGACTCACTGCAGCCCTATCCGAGACGAATATATGGGCTACATCTCCCCAGCACTTCAACTCCCGTGGGTTCAGTTTGACCATCCTATGTGCCCTCGAAAATGAGCCCCGCCGACGCCGGGGTGGACTCGCCAGAGAGATCCGGCGTCGGCAAGGCATCGTCGTCTAGGATGGCGAGTCCCATTTAGAATCAATATACCATACGACATTCAGTCCCCCTATATCATTTGAGGTACCACTTGGAAAGATCTGGTACGTCGTCGACAATTCCCTTGGCAATCTTGATCGCGTCACGGAAGTCGACGTATGGGAAGGCCCGTAGACCGGACATCTCGAAACAGTTCAGGATCTCCAGACCGAACCGCTTGAAGGTTCCGACGCGTTCCATCTCGCACAGCCAGTCGTTTACGACGGCGAACTGTGCGTTGTTGCTCGCACATGCCGCCTGGTCCCGCTCCTGGGCGAAGCTGTACCCGTAGTCTGGGCGCATCCGGAAGTCGACCCCGACCAGGAAAATCCTCCTGGCCCCCAGAAACCGCAACAGCCGGATGCCCAGGAGCATCGTGCACACGGTCTTCGGTTGCCCGGTCTTGGCCACGCCATCGCGGTGGTTGCCCCAGCAGGCCCCATCCCCGATGAAGAACCTGTCGTCTGGCCACATCCAGTTCCACCGCTGAAAGCCCCAGGTGTTCGGGGCCTCAGTAGTACGTTGCTGTAAGATCTCGAATGTTCCGTCGGGTAGCTTTCGGCGAATGTTCCGACGTCCTCGGCCTAACTTGGGAATCGGGATGAACTTCGCGATTCCCGGGTCCATCCAGATGCAGTGGCTGAACTTCGTCGGCGGGTCGCTACACACGAACGCCTGTGGACGGTAGCGGGGGTGGGCCGCCGCGTTGTTCACGGCCATCGACCAGATACCCTTGCCGTTCAGCAGCTCTAGGGGCAGGGCGTTGGCCGATGGACCCCCGCAGACCAGAAAAGCGCTGGACCCGGCAAGGAGATCCCGCAGCACGTCGGTCGCCGGATGTCGGGCGCGGTCGATCACCGTCAGCGGATCGCGCCACTTGTTGGCCAATGCAGGATCATCCGAGGTGAGTTTCTCCCCGCACGTGATGCAAGGCTTCTGCTGCCGCAGTAGGCACTGCTGGTGGTCTTGAAGGTATACACAATCCATGATCACCTCTTCGCAAGAATGGCGATTTTACGGCGGGCACTGCGGATGGCGGCTTTGACCAGGATCTTAGCTGCCAAACGAACAAATGGAAGTTTCCGTCTGTGGGCTTCTTCTTCGAGCCAGCCAACAATCTCATCAATGTGTTCGTTACACCAGTCTGGCCCAGCAGCGTCCATAGCTATCGCTCGTTGTTTACACTTGCAGGCCCCAGAGGCTTGGATGCCGATGGCAGCGAGCATGCGTTTCAGCTCAGTACCAGGACCGACTTCTGAAACTTTACCAATACACCTGCTGTCCGTAACGGGCCATAGGTTTTGTGCAGCAGGACACATTCTGTGAATCGGGGCTTCAATTGGGGCATAAAATTCAACGCCACACTGAATACAGACTTTATAGCCAGGCTTATCCGGATGCAAAATGAATTGGCAATTGGCAGATAGACTCATGGCCCACACAGCACAAGGTTAAAAACTAGGTCATCTACGAAACAGGAGATACCTTGATACCACTTTGTATCGGCCGCTTTTACTGAATTACAAACTGCGCCACCACCCCCAAAATCCCACTGACCACCGACTAGACTAAACCAGAAGCCCCCTTGGTAACCTTCTATAGTAAAAGCGATGTATGACGGGGTTTCGTTAGAAAAAGCTTGGACAGTGAGTCTGCCACGAACGCGGTCATAACCACAAACTTGAATTTCACGAGTGATTTCACCATTCAAAGCACAATAACCAGTGCCTCCCGTACAACTGCCTACAGGGAAATAGAAAGACCAATAGCCGTTTAATCCCGCATAACAGTTATTAGGGTCCGGGGCACACATATCTGGGGTGTCATAGAAGCCCTGTACCCAGACCCAGATATGGTCTGCCATCGTGCTGCCTATTCCGCTAGCACAGCAGATGCAAGGTGGCTCACAACAACAGTTGGCGTCGGCGGCCAATTTGTTGTTGTTAACCAAGAGCTTATTATCCAACAGGTACAGAGGCACAACATCATCCCCCTAATCCAGCACTCGACCAACTTGAACTAGACCGACTTGACGAACTGCTTGTGCTCAAACTACCCGACGAACTACTTAATGACGATGAGCTACTGCTGGATGATGTGCTAATTGAACTACTACTGACGGAACTCGTCGAGATGGAACTCGTTGAGATCGATGAGCTAGAACTGCTACGGCTCGACCAACTGCTGCTGGACATACTCGAAGAACCGGGTTCGAGGTAGGTTATCTTGATTTCTTGTTCGGTAGCGGCTTCTGTAACGTACATGTCCATGCCACCATTAAGCGTACTGTCGGTGACGGCGTATTCACCAGGATCGTAGTAATTCGTGAGTCCTACTAGATTAAATTGACCGTATTCGTCATTGAGCCGAGCTGTGGGCAGGTGTGTAAGCATCCCTTCCCCGGTAACTTCAAAACCAAACGCAGCACTCAAGATTACTGCGGCATCTTCAACAGTGTCGTTGTAATATATGGGGGCGCTTCCATTGATACAAACGTAGCCGGATGACGACCACATAAGACCGATCAGCAACGCTGGTGGGAAAGGGGTCACGTAACTGACGGTGACATCAATCAAACCTGGAAGCGGTCCGATTAAATAATTCTGGACCGTGACAAGTGATGCCGGTTGCCCTTCAGTAGGTGGAAAAGTGAGAAGAAAGCCCCCTTGCTCCTTTGGAAAAGGAATGCCACTGGATAGAGGCCCAGCGGACCCATAGCAGAAGTTTTGCATCTCAAGGTGTATGTCAGCCTCACTGGCGTTATAACCCAATGGACTGCTCGTGATTCCTTTGTACGTCATCGTCCATGTGCCACTGTAGGGTTCGGTCATGAACACCCACTGATCTTCGGCGACCTCAAACAGCAGAACCTCCTGACCTGGGAGCAGAACTTCACCAGTAGAAGGAAAACCATAGGCTACCGCTTGGACATCCCCATCACCAGTCGACACAGTTGAAGGTCCGACGGCACCAGAATACCAGAGGTCACTGAGCAATCCGACGGCATCGGCGTAGCTGGAAGGAGCCACACCATAGGACGACGATGAGGTTTCTGGACACTCAGTGGTTGGAACACTGGCTCCATCTTCCTCGGCGTAGATCATACTGCCAGCCCCAGGGATGGGTATGTTCCGCTTTTGGAACTGTAGACCACTCGTTGCTAGTTCTGGGTCAGTGGCAGAAGTGAATTCGTACATCTCAGTCGGTGGCAGCAAAGCCAGATAGCCATTGAGGATCTGCGACCAACAAACCAAAATGTAGTTGTTTGTTTTGAGCTTGCCATGGAAACCAACTACTGTAGCAAGTCCAGTCACTCCCTCACGAACCTCAACTGAGATTTGGGGACTGCCCCCACCAGTGCTATCGTAGTCAGCCGTGACTTTGACTTTCTGGATGACATCAATTGCTGGTGTAAAGAAATAGAACTTACCTTCGTCAGGTAGGAAGAACACCCAGACTTCAGTGCTGGCAGGAACCTTGGTGCCTTGAGCGTAGCCCCAACCCTTAGCCTGGATTGCTAGTGTATGACTCGAATCCGGTAGATGAAGAGTTACGTTGACTTCCGTGTCTTGGTCAACATCACGCTGCCACAAGTTTTGGATCTTACCGCGGAACCATTGTTGCTGGTGGAACAACGAAATAGCTTCCCAATGAGTGTCCTTAGCTGGTCCCAGCCATTTGCAGAACCCCCAGACGTGTGTACCTCCCTTCGGCAATGCTTTGGGGTGGCTGTCCGTACCATACCACAAGCGATTCGCGGCAACGACAGTAACTTTCACATCATGAAGGGTTCCACCATTGTCACGACGCTGGAGTTTTTCATAACCGCCTGTTCCTGGGTTTACCACATAAAGAGAAGCGGTCGCTGAGTACCAATCCCCGAGAAGGGTAGCCCATTCACCGTCCAAGCAAAAGAGGGTCGTCAATTCTTCTGGTTGGTAGTCATAGATTCCAACAAAACTACGACCAACATGAACGACTTGACCAGAGGGATTGAGTGGACAAGTGAAGTGTTGCCCCGCGTTGTCTACGGGAGTACGTGGCATGTAAACGTAAATCTCTTCCGTCGACCAGGTGTAACTTTCATTTAGTGCTGAACCACGTCCAATCTTGCCCATAGTGTGGGCAATCCCAGATGTCTCTAGAACCCATTCACCATTGAGCATAACTAGGTTGTCATGGTCCCAAGTATCTATCACTTGCCACAGTTTATTGCCGTCATAGTCTAACTTCTGAACCGCCCAAACGCGCATCCTATCATTGCTGATCCTTCCGGGCTCTCCTACATTGATGTAGTTGCCAGTCCTGTTCATAGGCCAAGTAGGAAACCAGAGTGCGACTGCAGGTGGCACAAGTTCGTAGGCATTAGTATGCCAAACAAGAGGAATGCCATCAGCTCTTGGTGGGTAGCCCGCACTCGCTACGATGCCACCCCCTGTCAGCTGAAATAGGCAAGGAGGACTGACAGACAATCCTCCTGTAAAGAAGTATTCACCTGTGGGACCAGATGCACGGAAGAAAACTTGAACCTGTGCTCCGTTCGCTACTTCAGTCTTGTCTTCGTAAGCCCAACCTTTGAGATTAGCCGTCTTCATGTTACCTTCGATGGTAACACTGACTGGAGTTGGAGCAGTGGTACTGTGAGTATACTTTGCGTTAAGAACACCTTTGCCAACGTACAAACCTGCCGAAGTCGTAAAGTACCACTGTTTTGCAACAATCATCCAGAAACATTCAACTTTGCTGCCTTGAGGTATGAGCAGTCCTTTAGGCATCCCCCAAGGAGTCATCTGATAGGCTTGACCGTCTATTTGCAGTGTTATCGTGCAAGGAACCTCACCAACTTCGTAGTGACTCGACAGAGGAGAAGTACCAAGCAAAACTGCTTGTGTGGCATCTGCTGACTGAAAGTATGGGCCGCAGTCTAGTTGCGGATCGGGTGTCGTGGGTTGCCCTAAAGCATCCACAGCTTCGGGATGCCAAACTAACACTTTAGTTCCTGCGTCTAGTCTAGTACCATCCGGATACCCACCAGACATTGCCGCAATCGTATTTGGCCCAGCGACTATCACATTAGCCACACAAGGGGTTGTCGCAGTTGCTTGCAGGCATCCCTCTTCAACTATCAAAGAAGTATCTAGGTAACTGGTATTCAAATTTGTATCTGCTAGAAAGTAAAACTCCATCTCATCCGGCAAATAAAACAAGAGCACAGAACTTCCAGCAGCAAGCTCAGTAGTTGTAGGGAAGCCCCACCCATCAGCATGTAGAGTAACGCCTGCGTATTGTTCTTGTACTGCAACAGGACCAGTTCCAAGGTTCCAAGTTGCCGACGTTACACCGCGAAAGACTTGACCCCCTTCGTGAACAGTGATAGCTTCCCACTTACCAGTTGGGACATCCCACTTAGCGACGCCCCACGTTCCACTCGCACGCCCTCGTGGCAATCCTGACCAGCTGCCATCGTTTTTAACAATGGCCCCTTGCCAGTAAACAGTAACTTCAGTTGCAGGATAAGCGGGGCCAAGGCGGGTGTAGCCAGTACCATTGAAATAAAATAGGCTTGCGAGGGCGTGTGGACTTCCAGTCTCAGTCCCACTTGGATAGGTCCAGGCATAGTTCAAGCGGAATACTGCGAAAATATCGCGTGGCGACGTGACTTCGTAATAGTAGCTGAGGTTGCGACGTACAACATAACGGTCATCCTCACCACCATAGGGTAAGCCAATCCATTTGCCATCGGGTAGCACGGGAGCGAGCGGGTTATAAATCTTCAACGTGTTAGGACTGAAGAACCAACCACCACTGGAAGCCATGTAATAGGCTTTGGCCTCTGCTTCCGGTAATGCCTCATTCGTGTCAGGGTATGTCCAAGGACCACCTAGAGCAACATGACCATCCCACTCTAAACCGTCAACGATCTCCCATCGCGTATCTGTGTTACCCTCTCCATCAGTAATGTACGGTGTAAGCTTGGCCCATACAAAGATGTTTGCTGCCCCCTCGACGCACTGGATATATTCGTCGCTTGAGTTCTTAGGAGCTTGGGCCCAATAGAGGTCTACGGCAGGCAGGTCATTTCCTTCGGCGTCTTTGGCGAACTGATATGCCTTTTCTGTGTCGTTCCAGATGACCGATTTGCCTGGAGCGTAGGGGGCATTCTTGTAGGTTTCGTCCCATGTTAGTTTGTCAGTGAAGGCGAACATTGTCAATTGATTTCCGCCACTGTTGCCGCACGGGACGAACGCCTGCCGCTGCCTGTCCCACCAGGCCACCAGCCGGTCGCCAACCTCGTAATCGGTGTCACCCTGTCCCTCGGACGTCTCGGGTGTGGGTTCCCCGCCGCTGTCCTCACCCCCGCTGGCCGCCGTCAGGCCGCGGACGTCCAGGTGCCACTCGCCATCGTCGTTTTTCCATGTGTCATCCTGTCCGTCGTAGTACCGGCGCACACACTTGAACAGCCCGTCCTTGGGATTGCCGTCGTCGTCCGTGTCCTCGGCCGTGATCTCGACGATCGTCTGGTACCACGGCGTGGAACCCGAGCTGCCGAAGATGCTGCCGGCGTTGATCCCGGACTCGAAATTCCCCGTCCGGCCGCCTCCCATGCGGTTTGTGACGTCGACGATCCGGTTCCACTCGGACGCCCTGATCGAATCCCCTGCTTGCCGCTGTGGTAGGTTTTCGTATGCCATGGCTCAATAGAACAGTTGGTTGAGGTCTGCCTCGTCGTACACCTTGCTCCCGTCCTTCTTGTAGAGGACCTCCCAGGAACTCGTGTCCGGGTTGTAGAACTTGTTGTGGCCCGCGGCTTTCTCGATCAGCTTGATGTCGAGCTGCATGTACGGCTCCTCGTCCTTCCAGGTCCACTTCGTGCCGAACGACAGACCGACCAGCAGGATCGTCTCCTTCGGGGCACCGTACAGCACACTCATCGGGCTGCTGTTGACGCGGCCCAGCAATCCCCTCGCCGCGGAACAGGCCGCCGACATCGATGACCTGGGCACGCGGGGGAACCGCACCGACCACTCGATGCCTGGCACGATCTTGGTCGCCGGAGCCACCGGGTTTTTGTTTTTCTTCTCCGCTGTGGCGTAATAGTCCTTCGGTCCGACCGGGATCACCAGGAACTCACCCGTTGCACTCGCCGACAGTTCGACAAGGTCCTGGTCCCCGCCCTGGTCCCCAGGGCTGTTCGCGTCCGGGGTCCCGTAGTGGATCGTTACCAGCATGAACTGCCCGTAGGTGTCGGCATCGGCACCGTGGGCGTTGAAGGGGTCAGCCGGCTTGCCCGGTATGAATGGCTCGAAATCGACGCTCTTCGTGTACAAGGTGGACATCCCGGGCATGCACCGCGGGGCCCTGTAATACCAGGACCCTCCGGGGTAGACCGTCATCACGGACATCGACTCAACCAAGAATGCATTCAGGTTCGAGGCCTGAATGATATAACGCTCCTCGGTGGTCGCCTGCTCCTCGGAGACGCTACCCTTGGGATAGCTCTCCATGAGCTTGTATGGGATGCCACCGGCAGTCGCACAGTTCCAGGTGGTGGGGTCGACATTCAGACTCATAGATTAGTCTCCTGATTCACCCGCTGGCCAGCGTGGCCGTGGATGTAGTCTTTTTGCGTGTCTCGGCGAGCAGTTCGTTCTGGACCTTCAGCTGCTGGTCCTGGATGCCGATCATCTGCTGCTGCTGCTCCTCCTGCTTTCCCTTCAGCATTGACTCCTGGATGCGGCGGCCGAGGTCGGCGAACCCGACGAAGCCGGACTCGATCCCTCCCCTCTCCCCCTGAGACGCGTCGGAGAGCTTCTTAGCAGCCCTCGCCCTGGCACGCTCGGCGGTCTCCTCGTCAATCTTGTTTCGGTCAAGCAACTCCTGGATCTTACCGAGTTCCTCCTGATACTCTTCCATCGGAGTCATCAACGACTCCATCATGCGGATGCCCTCCTCCTCGAAATCCAGGTCTTCCTTCAGGGCCCGAAGCTTGTCCTGCGTCCGGGAAAAGGCCTCGATCATCGGCTCGGTCACGCCAGGCAGTCTTGAGAAGGACTCCGTCGCCCGATCGAACTCGTCGAAGCCCGACGCTAGGGTGTTCACTTCGTCGAGTGCCTTCTCCATCGCATCCCCGATGGCCTCCATCTGTTCCCACTTCTCGATCTCCCGCGTAATTCGCTCGAATTCGTCGGCCTGCTCGACGGTGACCCCCAGTTGTGATCCAAAATCGTAGATCGCCTTGTCGGCATCGGAAGCACCCGTCTCCAGATCGGTCAGTTGGTTCCGCAGCTTCTCCAAGGCCTGTTCCGCCTCCGTGATTTTTTCCTCCTCCCCACCCAACTCTGGCCACCACGGTTTGGGTTTGGTGGGGGCAACGCCACCCCCCGTCGACTCCTCCCTTTTCTTTTTGTTCGCTTCCGACGTAGCTTTGAACTCGCTTTCCAATCGGGAGAGGTCACGTTCGGTCTGTTCGACGATTGCCAGACTGGCCCCAGTGACGGCCCCAGTAAAGAACGATTTTAGTAATGCCACCACACCCAAAGAGGACACGTTCAACGCCATCGATGCGGCAGCAGCATAAGCCTTCGAAGCGGCAGCCATCGTCTTCAGGGCGATCACCACCGACATGTATGCCTCGGCCATCCGGAAGATCGTGGTGATGAGCCCCTCGTTTTCACTGGTCCACTTGCCTATCGACGGTATCACCTCCCCCGCGATCTTCCCACCAATGAAACTGACCACTTCGTAGAACTTGACCTGGAGCTCGGTGATCTTCTGCGTGACGGGCATCCACATCTGACCCATCTCTTCCTTGATGTCCTCTAACTGTCTCCTCGTCTGGTCAAGTTTGCCCAATGGGGTATCGGTCATCGTCGCGGCCAACGTGCGGTATTTTGCCTCGAACACCCCGAGGAGCAGTTCCACGGCCTTGACCTTCTCGCCGCTTTCGACCCATTTTTTGATGTTGTCCCGCTGCGACTCACTGAGCTGAATGCCGGCCAGCCGCAGCATCCTGGAGGCGTTCACCGGGTAGGACAATGCCCTCGCGAGCAGCATGGCGTTGCTCTCGACGTCCCCGAAGGTGACTGACATGTCCGTGGCCACCTGAAGGACGCGGCGGAACTGGTCGCCACCAACCTCCCCGAACCGAAGCAGCGTGGTTGCGGCCCCGCGAAGCGAATCGTCCGTCGCGGTCGACGATTCCATGATCGCGTCGATCCAGCCGCTCAACTGCTTGGAGCTGAATCCGATCCCCTCGCCGGCCGTCCGCATCATGACGTCCAGCTTCTGGGCGGACCTCGTCTCCTCCTCCCCGGCACGGGCCGCGTCCTTGAACATGGAGACCAGTTGGTAGACGCCGACCCCCACGCCGATCCCGGCCAGTATCCCGTTGATCTTGCTCGCGGAGCTTTCCACGGCACCGACCATTCCCGGCATCGCGGACCGGATGTCGTTGGAGAACTGCCCGGCGTCCCCACGCACCCTGACATATGCCTGTGCGAGTTCGATGCCCATCTCACTTGCCTCGCTTTCTCTTCCTGGTTGGCTTCGGGACCGACATGGTCTTGGCTTCGGCCTCTTCGGTCAATTTCCTGGCCAGGCTCTTCCCGACGATCCTCCCCCGCATCGGCGTGCCGTCTTCGGCAAATCCCCTGATCAATCCCTCCTCGTCCCTGAGGGATGTCGCCGAGCGGGCATCGAAGGTCGTTTTCCGGTCCGCCAAAAGCTTTCGATCCGCGAACATCATCAGCACCTGGTCGATGGTCAGACGCCCAACCGTCTCGATCGGCATCCCCATGCCTCCGTTCCAAGGACTGTCAACCAGCACCCTCACGTGCCACGGCGTCAGGCCACACAAAAGACCAGCGGTCACCGTCCCCTCTTCCTGCCCGCCACCGCTCCGCTTTACGGCGGCGAGCCCTATCCATTTCCCAACTGTGGCGACGTCAGGTTCTCTATCTCGCGCGTCGTGTCCACGAGGGATGACATCCTGGCCCCGAAACTCTCCTCGACCTGCTCGCGGCTCACGCCGTTATGTCGCAGGCAGATCCAAGCGAAGGAGATCATGCCCTCGTAGCATCCGGTGATCCACCAATTCACGTAGCCGACCTTCGTCCGGATGGGCTTTTCGCCCGTCAGCCGCTCGTATTCGGCCACGCTCAGCGACTCCTGGTCCAAAGCCGCGGAGGCGAGCCTGCGCGCCTGAAGGTCCTCCGGGACCGTCGGCAGCCCGAACGAGGATGCCAGCCACTCCTTCAGCAAATCGGTGGGCTTGATCCGCTTGGGATCAAAAACGAATTTCGCCGGCAGGTTTCCGATGTCCCATCGGGCGGCCTCGATAATCTGCTGGTCGAGCAGCCTCGCCCCCTTGTCGCCGGCGAGGAGGTCCGCGTTGCTGGCGATAGTCTCCAGATAATGTCTCTTGTACCGCTGCAGACAATCCCGTTCGACCTCCGTCAACTCCCTGATGCCCAGCGGGCGAAGCACGCATTCCTTGCCGGCGACCATCACCGTCTTGGCGCTGGAAGCCCCCAACGCCCTGGCCATGTCTTCTCCCATCTGACCCGTTCTCCCTTCTAGGGCTTACCAGCCGCCCTGTGGCAGCCCCTAGCCCTTCCCATAGGGTTTTCCCCTATTCGCAACCATCCCAGGCCCTGGCGAAGCCCTACGGCGTCTGGGAGGGGTGCGACAGCCTGCGGGCAACGGAACCGGACGGGTCGACGTGGGAGACGAAGCCCAGAACGTGGGCAGCCTCGACTGAGAGTCGCTTGATGTGCTTGTTGGCAGGAACCCGTTCGTCCGCAGCTCGCCGTTCTCTTTCCGCTACGCAATCCACGCAGGGGCATGTCCTCAGCAGGTGATGCTCCTCGCGGACAACAACGAATATCTCATCATCTCGAATCATCGCCAGATCAGATCCGGGCGTATTCGCCGTCCGACCCCCAACTGCTGGTCCATCCGACCACGGCCTCACTGTCCACGTCCACGTCCAACTTGAAATCGTCGCACAGGGCCCGCGTGAAATGCCAACCCACAGTCTGCGACCCGTCGGCGTACAGGTAGACCTCGACGATGTCCCCCTCCTCGAACAGGTCGAACTGAGGGGCGGTGGTGTCAAATTTACCCTCCGCCGTGAACGTACAGTCCTTGCGGCCCGCGGCGCGGTTCGTGTACCCGTCGCTGTCGCTGTCGCCCCATTCCGACTTCGTCGCCAGCTTGGGGTTGACGGACCATTTCGTCAGGCGTGCCACGGCAGTCCCGGCGACCTTCATCACACCGTAGCGGCCGGTAAGGGCGGTTGCTGAGGACATATCTTACACTCCTTCTCGCTAGGTTGAAGTCGCTGGACCCGCAGGCCCCCTCTCAACTGACACTGATCGAACTGGAACTCTCGCTGCTGCTGCTGGAGCTGCTACTGGATACACTGCTGGAACTGGAGCTGCTGCTCGACACCGAGGACACCGACGAGGTGCTGACCGACGAGGTGCTCACCGAGCTGCTGCTGGTGCTGACCGAGCTGCTGCTGACCGAGCTCACCGAGCTGCTCGAACTTTCGCTGCTCGTCTCGTAGTCCGTCTCGCGGGCGAAGATGTAGATCGAGTAGTCGACCGGTCCACCATTGGCGTTGAGCGTGATGCGGTGGCTGCTACTCTTATCCACATCGAACCCACCCTCGGCCGGCTGGGCCTTGAGTAGGATGCCCTGTCCCTTGAGTGCCCCGCCCACGGCCACGGTGTGGGTCCCGATGGGTGTCCAACCGCGGATGTGGCTGGGGAAGATCTCCAACTGTCCGGCGAGGTCCGATGTGTTGTCGTTGACGATCGCGATCGACACGATGTTCTCGAAGTCCACCGCCTGCCCCACGCCGTCCAGGGCGGCCCCGACGCCGATGTCCACCCCGGTCATCGTATGCAGGTCGAAGATTATCTGGTGGGCGTTCTCCAGCGTCCCGCTGTACTGCCACGCCCTGTCGGCCTGTTCGGCCCCAATGCCGTCGGCCAGGTTCATGGTGTAGTCGAGGTTCGGATGGGCCACGCTCGCGACCGAGGTGTCGGTCAGCGTGTTCCGCAGGGTGCCCGTCATCTTGGCGATGATCTTCGGGCTGAGCAATGATCGCGTTCCCATCGTGTCGTCTCCTTAGACTGCTACGGGCACGTCCACCAGCATCTGGTAGAGGACGACCCACTGATAACCGTAGTCGGGCGTGCGCACGGGGTAGTCGGTCTGGTATTGGGTCTGGAGGTGGGCCCCATTGTCGAGCTCGATTGACGCTTGGGACTTGACCGTAGGGTGGCCACCAAACAACTCCATCAGACTGTCGGCCAACGAGGCCGCCACCTGCTTCGCGGATAGCCCGCCGTGACCCCGTTTCGCGTGGACGTTGAAGGTGAGCATCATCCGGCGGATCTCGCGGTTTGCGTGCTCCCCGCCGTACATCCTGCTCTCGACCGCCGGCCGGTCCAGCTCCATCACGCAGTAGGGAAACGGCTGGTCAGGCGACGCCTCCTGCTCGTGCAGGACGGGGAAATCGTCCGCCGTGACCCCGGTCTCCCACAATGCCTTGAACGTGTCGTTGAGGCCGCTGGCGTCCCAGGCCGTCACGATCGCCTTCTGAAAATCTGCCGTACCCACGCTCATGAAATAGGTCCCGTCAGCATTTGCTCAATGACGTCACGCTCTTCGTTGAGCGTTCGTGTCAGGAATTTGCGGTCTAGTTCACTCACCTCCAAAATAACTCCGTACGAAAGTGGAGTCCCAACGAAGCCGTCGAACACCCCCTTGCTTGTCTCCACGACGTCGCTGATGATCGTCTTCAGCAGTTGTGTAGTGTCTGCACGGGGAAATTCGCCGGGCTTGCTCCTCTCGGTCACCACGATCCTCCCGCTCCTCGTGCCCTGCGACTTGACCACGGGCGTGCTGATGTTCCGCACGACCTGCGACTTCAGGTGCTCGGTCGCCAGGCGGACACGCTGCCGCATCGTGAGCGACAGGCCGTTCATCACCTTGTCCAGGAACCACTCGAAACGTACTTCGGCCTTGCCGGTGGCGGCAACCCTCCGGGCCCTTCCCGCCTCGATCGCCGCCAACCGACTGGCCTCGCCCATGTGTCAGCCCCCGCTCCTGGTGAGCCGCTGCAACCACTCGTCGTAATCGCACTCGTAGACGGGCTGCTGGTTCGGGACCTGGCTGCCCGGGTTCAGCATGAAATTACCCGGCAGTCGCTCGACGTCCTTCATCTCGGGCAACGCCCCCTTGACTACCTTGCCCTCGCCGGACTGGACGATCCACACCAGCTCACGCACCAGGGTCTTCATCCTGTGTACGTCCAGCTTACCCTTGAGCGTCGGCACGCCACGGACCTTGGAATCGACTCGGATCGGTCCCCCGGTCGCGTTCATGGCCTTGGTGATCCGATCGCACAGGTCATCGTCGTCGGCAAGCGGGTCAACCACCGCGTAGCTCAGCGATCCGGGGTTGACGTGGATCTGCATGCCTGGAATCGGCGGGAACTGCCCCAGGTAGGCCGCCTGATCCGGTGGGATCACCATTTCGCCCGTCCTCCGCGACTTGGTCGGCTTGCTGGCACTGATCGAACTCCGCAGGCGGCAGTTCGGCACACTCTGCAAAAGCAGATCGCAATTTCGTGGGTGGTCTGCGGCTACCGCGAAGGGTGCCACCGGTGACTTGTCGGTCTTGATCGTTTCTCGTGTCTCTTCCATCGTCGCCATCTCCCGTTCTCCTTCGTTCTCGTGTCGGTTGCCCGTCCTCTATCGTTTGATGTAAGCCCCGGCTGGGCGAGAACGGGAACCCAGCCGGGGCGGTAAAGGGGGAATCGCCCCCATCGCTTCCACTCACGCCGGGGCCGTGCTAGTGACGGCCGCGCACGCCCCACGCTCCAACTGTCCACCGTACCGGAACGAGACCACGAGCAGCATCTCGTTTGACCGGATGAGCGTATCGCCCTCCGTGCTGGTGCGGATCGTGAGGCCCCGCCGCTGGTACATGCGGTAGCGGCCCAGGACCGCGTAGAAGATCTGCGAGTTCGTCAGGCTCTCGTTGATCTTGTACGGACGGCCCATCATCGTATAGCCGTCGTAGTTGCCGATCTGTCCCGTGGAGAACAGCCGTCGGGCGTCGCTCGTCCCGACCGGCAGTCCCACGCACCGCGAGTAACTGGTGTCGGTGCCGCAGAACACGGCCGTCCGGGCCATGTTCCCAACATGCTCCCGCTTGTGCACGCCGAACCGCAGGGACTCGTAGTTGCCGATCGACGTGGCCCCGCCCCAGGCCACGCTGGTTGTACCGGACTTGACCATGACCCCCTCGGGCTGGGTCGTCCCATCGCCCGTGGCGATCACGTCATCCATCTCCTGGAGCATTACGTCGCCGTACTGCTGCGAGATGAACGAGGCGAAGTCGATCGGCGTGTCGGACAGGAAGTCCAGGCCCACGCGGATCGCCCCCTGACCACGGTAGACCGTGGTATCGAACGCCGAGATGTAGCTCGCCGTGTCGAACAGGGAGATCGCCGTGTCGTCGACTCCGCCCCACGAGATCGTGACCGTGCCGGCCCTGGCTCCCTGGATGCGTCGGCCACGGTCCAGCGGGACCAGGTTGACCAACGGAAACAGCTCGCCGTTGAGGATCGGGGTTGACACGATCATGTCGTCGAACGGCAGCGGCACGGCCTCGACGCCACCGCTCGTGGCGTCGTCAATCAGAGCCTTCCGCTCGTGCGGCTTCAGGTGCCGGTGGATCACGTTGGCCTTGTCCAGGTCACCCATGTTGCCGTCGGCGTCCGGGGCACAGCCGTTCCAATCCATATGCTCCATGGCGTACAGGATCAGCTCCTTCTGGTGCGGGGGCATCGCGGCCCAAGCCAGGGACTTGCTCCGCTTGCTGGCAGCGGCCACCATGAACTGCCCCCAGGCACCGGCCACGGCCCGGTCCCGATCCGACGGGACGTTGATCGGTCGGCCCTCCTCCGAATAGTCCATCACCGGACGACCCGCCATCGCTGAGGCCTTCCCCGCCTTGTTGGTCGCCGGATAGACCAGCGTCGACTTCGTGTCGGAATACATCTCGGCGGCCTCCTTGACGCGGGCCTCGATCTCCTTCTCGCCGTCCTCGACACCGTCCGAGCCGTGCATCGAGAACATCTTCTGCATCAGGCTGCGGGGCTTGGCCTTCTCGACGGGCGGCTCCTCGTGCTTCTTCTCCGGCTCCTTGGCCTTTTCGGGCTCGGGAACCTTCTCCGGCTCCTTGGCCTTCTCGATGAGGTGCGTCGACAGTTTCTCCAGGCCGTCGGCGATCCGGTCCAGCTTGGTGCTGAACTCGTTGGCCTCCTCGGCCGTCTTTTCGGTGGTCAGCTCGACGTACTTCTCGGTCGAGAGCTTACCCTCCACCATCGCCGCGGCGGCTGCCTTCTTGAACTCGTCCTCGGTAGCGTCCGACTTGACGCCGCAGTTCAGGACGATCCACTGCTTCAGGGCTTTCGTGATCTTCATTGCTCTTTCCTTACACAAAAACTATTGGATCGTCCCGGACCGACCGGAACGCATCAACTCACACTAATCTTCCGCGGCACGGAACAGTCCCAACGCCGCGAACTGCTTGGCTACGCGATCCGACCGCTCCGTGATCTCGATCGCCTCCAGGATCGACGACATTCGCTTCCGCTCGTCGGGTGTCGCCTCGGCGATCAACGCCACCATGGCGTCCACCGACTTCCGTGGCTTCTCCGGCTTCTCCTCCTCTTCCTCGTCGAACGGCTTGGCCGCCGAATCGAGCACGTCCTTCAGGTGGCCGCTGGCCTCGCGGAGCTGGGCCCCGCGGGACATGGGGACCTTCTCGTCGGTGCAGACATCGTCGACATGCGCCTTGGCCTTGGCGATCCGATCGCAGTTGGCCTTCGATAGCGTACGTCCCGACTTGACCCCCTCGACGCCCGACTTGCCCGACGCCTCCTCAAACCCCGACGTATCGTAATCGTTGTCCTTGAGCCATTTCTTCGCCTCCTCGGCCGTGAACTTGTCGGCCGAGAAGCGGATCGCCTGGAGCTCGACGTCACCATCCTCGGTCACGCCGAAGATTGCATGGATGCCCTCGCCGAACTTGTCGTTCTGGCGGCGGATCCGCTTGTATTCGTCCGGGTCGTTCAGCCGCAGGGCGTGTTCGTTCGGGTAGGGCTTCCAGTGGGGCGGCCAGTAACCCGCCTCGACGATCTCGGTAGTCGTCTGAAGCTGGACGGCTTCGGGCTCACCGACGAATGTGGGGACGTCGTCACGGAGTTCCCAAGCCACCTTGTAATGCTGTGTCATCCCACCCTGTCGATTCACACGAACAATCGCGTAGTCGGGAAACGTGGCCACGATCCAGGCGTAGTCGTGCTCCCCAATCCCCATCCCGACCAACGTCAGGAACCGCCCGATGCCGTTGCTCAGGGCATAGGAAATCGATTCCCACGACCCGGAAAGCATCCCCATCGTGGTTGATGAGTCGCAAGCCATCTCCATTTTCTTTTCCGTCACTTCCTTGTTACCGGCTTCTCCTTTGACCCCTTCTCGGTCGGTGGCTTCTGCATCGGCTTTTTCTGATGCGCCGGCATCGTCGACTTGTCCCCGTTCTCCTTGTCCCTGTCCCTCTCCTGCTCCACCTCTCGACTCGTTCTCATTTTTCGTCCCCTTCTGTTCGGTCCCGTTCACGTACACCTTGACCTCGACCGTAGCCGGTACGACAGTCGGCCTTCGCGACCGGATGCCCCTGCCGTAGTCCTTCATGACCGGACTGGTCAGCTTGCCCCCCTCGACCAGGCTCAGCAGCACCTCCTCCGTCTCGGCGTCGGGGTTCGCGGGGACCGAGACCAGGGACTCCTCCATGATCTCGAACTCCTTGACGTCGAACCCACCCTCGCCGTCCACGCCCTCCTTGTCCTCCTTCACCTTGTCGAAGCGAATCGCCCGGAAGCCATGGCTGAAACGGCCCATCCCGTTGTCGATCATCACCGCCGCGTCGTGGCACAGGTCGTTCATGTCGACGATCGCCGAGATCACCACGAGCTTCTTCGGGTTCTGCTGCTCGACGACCACCAGCTTGCCGATAGGCATCGTGTGGACGTGCTGCCACAGTAGCAGCATCCGGGGATCGACCCGGGCCCCGTCGCTGTGCAGTACATCACCGTCGCGGTCCTTGCGGCTGCTGGTGAGGCAGTGCCGGAACGCCATCAGCGTATCCTTGGGCAACTCCAGACCTGAGATTCCCGTCGCATGGGAAAGGTCCTCATCCTTGGAGAAGATGTCGCTGGCGTCCATTTCCTCGTTCGAATAGACCAACGTCTCGGAGGCCTGCTTCAACAGGTCGTCGTAGCTGGTCTTGCCCCGCGACAGCCGATGGTAGCAGCCGTCGATCCCGAGCACGCCCTGTAGGCTCCTGACGTATCGATCGGCCGTGATGATCCCGTACCGGAACGGTTCCCGCTTCTGTCCCCGTCGACGAATCGACTTGAGCAGCAGTTGATTAGAGTCCGCCATGCTTAATACCTCTGGTGGTCCGGGATCATCCGATACACGAGCCTACCGGCCACGTTGCCGCCGGTGATGTTCACGATAGACAAGGCGTCTCCGGAAGTACTGACGAACCATCCTCCAACCGCCTCGGGGATCATTACTGGGCCATTCTGGGCTAGGTACAGGTCCAGCAGGCTCACATGGGCATCCTGCAATGTGACCTGGGTCGCGGCCGTGGCGGACAGGATCAGGGCCACCACGGAGACCCGGTAGCCCACCTCCCCGGCAACAAGAACCGAAGCCCCAGCACCGATCTGCGTGATTCCCACGGATCTCAGCTCACTCGGTCGGTCAGCCATGGATCAGCCTCCCAGACGAATCTTGAGCGTGGCATCGAGGGCCCGGATCTGGGCCACGGCGGCACGATCCCCTTTTTCCACTTTCGACATCCACTCAACCAGGCTTCCGCCGTCGAACTGGTCGCTGCCGGCCGGGATGCCAACCACCGCATGGAACGGCTTGGACCGGATGCCCAGCCGTTCCACCGCAGAGGCCACGGCCACGGAAAGCTGCTTCAACCGCTCGGCGTCGGACAGCTTCACCCACCGGATGACGTTGTCGAACTGGCCGAGGGGCAGTTGTTTCTCAACAGACATCTCATGTCTCCTTGATCAGGTCAACGAGGACCAGCTGCTGCTGCTCTCGCTGGATGGGCTGCTGCTCATGCTACTCGCACTGCTCGTGCCCGAAGAGCTGGACGAGCTGCTGTTGGAACTGGAAACGCTGGACCAGCTCGAACTCGACACGCTGCTCGACGACGAGTTGCTGGAGCTGCTCATGCTGCTCGTGCCCGAAGAGCTGGACGAGCTGGACGAACTGACGGAACTGGTGCTCACGCTGCTCTCGGAACTGGTCGAACTGAAGCTCGACGGGCTGCTGCTGGAAACGCTCGACGCACTGGAGCTGCTCAGCGAGCTGGACGTGCTGGAACTGCTGCTGGAGCTGGACGATACCGAGGAGCTGCTGCTGGAGCTGTGCGAGCTGACGCTCGACTGGCTGCTGCTCGACAGGCTGCTCGAACTGGTCGAACTGGACGAGCTGCTGGACGAGCTGGACGAACTGGACTCGTCCTCCATCGACAGGATGGACAGGCGGTCCTCGGAACGGGGACCGGGGAACTGGAGCGAGCCGGTGTGGAAATTCAATACGGCGGTCGAACTGACCTCCCCCGTGCTCTTCGTGTCGACCAGGGTGGCCTGCCAGATCGTGTTGTCCGTCAGGGGGACGACCACGCTCTCGGCCGTACCGGCCAGGGTACCGGTGTAGTATGCGGAGGGATTGGTGTTGAGATCGGTCGCCCGGTGCATCCGGGTGATCGTGAGGAGGCGGCTGGCGAGGCCAACCGCTTGACCGAGACCGAAGGTGACGTTTCGCATGCTAGGTGTCCTTGTGAAATGAAACACGGCTGAAAGGCCAAGGTTGGCCGGTACGCCGTGGCTCCACTGAGGGACGCCTAGACGTCTACTGCCCCCATTCTAACAAATATCCTGGAACCAAAAATAGTATTTCAGGAATTTTTTCGCCTCTGCTCCACCCGTTTCTCCACGCCGGGCGGCCTGCGAAAACAGTCATCGTTCACACGACAGTGGAGCAATTCCCCGGCATCACCGTGTATCTCGATCCTCAACGTGAAATCGGTGCCCGACGCCATCGCGTTGCAGAACCGCTGGTCGAAATCAGCCAGCGTGGCAAGGAACCTCTTCAGCGACTCGTCGTCGGGCACGGCCTTGCGGTAGTCGACCATGGAGCTCAATTCTCCCTCCAGTTCTGTCGGGAGCCCTCAAGGACCTGTGGATCGTCATCCCCATCTCCATTACCGTCACCGTCGTCCGTACTGTGCCTGCCAAAAGACATCTCAAGCACGAACACCTCGCCGAGTTTCAACGTCGTGGCCAATCTCCCAAACCGTGCCAAGGTCCGATGCACCCCGCACCACGCAAAGACCACGATCCCGACCAAAATGCCGCACGCGAAACCGATGCAGGTTTCCATGATGGTCACTCCCTCCACTGGATCTTCTCGTCCTTCTGTCCCCGCAAAGCCCTGTAGACCGTCACCGACCACTGCGCGACCGTCCTCGCGGCCTTGGCCTCGCTGGGATAATTTCTGAAATCCCCATGCTGATGTCGATCGGCCATGGCGATGAACCGCAGCATGTCGGGCTGCAGCGAATCCGGCACTGCCAGGTCCATCCCACGCGTCCGACGGTACGTGTCGAACACGGTGTTGATCCGCTCCCCGATCGCCTGCACCAGGGACACCGTGTCGGGGTCGCTGTGCACCAAGATCTCGGGTCCCTTGTGCACCCGTCCGTTCCTCTTGCTCATCTCCCGTTCTCCTTCTATGTGAATACAGACCTCCTATTCTCGACCATTTTTCAATTTGGTGAGCATCTGCTCTACCTCCTCGTCCGTGGGATCATCACCCATCTCAAAGGTGATTTTTGCCTCGTCGGTTCCAGTATCAACCATCCTCCACGCACGATTATGAACTAATTTCATATTCTCTTCAGGCTCTTTCACCATTCACTCCTCTTCAAAGGATAACACAACCCTATCCGACGCGTCCCTTTTCATGCCAGTATATTTTAATCGGCTTCCAGGGTTCATGATCACTTCCTTTTCCCCAGGATGAGGCGAAGCGGCCCCGATGTCACAACCAATCCTGCTCTTGATCTCCAGTATTATCCCAGGAACACCCTTCGGGCCGATGGGGGCGGCAAATACAGCGGCAACACCTCGCAACTTCGACGTCGACATGAACCCCTTGTCGACGAGCGACCCGTTTTTCTCCACGGTCGCAACGAACTTTGCCACCTCTCTTTCATTTTTCATTACGAGCCCTCGATACACTGTGCCCTCGAATCTCGGACTCCTATTCAGCGCCGACCTCAAATTCTCCACATAAGCGGCTGAACGCTTCGTGCACTTACCAAGATTCTGGCAAGTACGAATTTCCTTGCACAGTTTGTTGGACGAGGTGTAAGCAAGGAATGCCTTGTCCTCGTCCTTGTTGAGCGACGCCTTCCATTCCTTGGCGTCCCCATACGATTCTCTTTCAGATCCCGTTCGTCCGTTGGAGTTTTGGTCCTCTTGAATGTTTCCTTCGTTGGAACCCCCCTGAGCAGGACCAGCCCCGCCACTCTCTCCACTAACCCATTCCCCGCCATCTGAATTTCCAGCAGGAACCCTCGGCTGGTCTGGACTGTATTTCACATGCAATCCGCCAATGGTCGTCTCCCCTTCCTCCTCGCCCTGCTGGTCCTGCCGGTCAACATAGTCACGGATCAGACCGCGGGCCTCATCCTCGTCCATGCCAAACTCAGTGATAATTGAACATTGGCAATTAGCCGTTACAATGCCATTGCATAATGTTTCATTTTGGGCTACAATGAATCCGTTCACACTTTGGAGATCATAAACATGGTCCGCAGAAAAGAAATTCCGAACCTCAACGACCTCATCGAACGCTACAAATCCGGGGTACCTCTTCAACGTCTCTCGAAGGAATCCGGCTACACTAGGACCGTCTTGGCGAGACGATTGATTGAGGCTGACGTCAAGATTCGCAGCTACTCCGATGGACAACGATCCCGTTGGCGTGATGTGCCAAATCGAACTGAAGCAATCACACAATGGCTTAGCAGGGCATGGGAAGCAACTAGAGGAAGAATTCGTTCTCCCGAAACCCTCAACCGTCAAGCCCAAACTAGATTCAAAAGACAAGTTGGAAAATGGACCGATGAAAATCGCATCGCCTCGTTTCTCGAATTGGCCGAAATTCCCATCCTCCAGCAATTTCCAGTTGGTTCGTACAACCTCGATATTGCCCTTGATGGATTCCCCGTCGCCGTAGAAATCGTCCACCTTGGCGTGACGGATTTCAATCGAGGAAGAAGAATTTCCCACAACCGACCCGGAAAAGAACGCCTCAAATACCTGCTCGATCGGGGCTGGTTCGTCCTCTATTTGATTGCTACTAGGAAACAACAGATCATCGAACATCTGCCCAATGGATGCTTCGCTCCCACAACAGGCAGAACCAAACGAACGATCAATTTGGGTGCGGTAGGCAAGGACCTGATTTCCTGGATTCAGTTTGCCCGCGGCAACAAGTCCCTTGCTGGTTACTACTGGGTGATTTATGGTCAGGGTAAGATGAGTTCCAGACTTGGTTATGATTTCGGTGAATGCCCCCTCGTACCAAGCTCGCTGTGCCCCAACAAAATCACCTGATACGAATGTACTCGCCGGGAAGCAATTGCACCTCTGGCTTGGGTCCAAACTGAAGTGACCGGGCCACGGCACCATCACCCCGTTAAGATCCCACAGCCCATCCTCGTCCGCCGGTACCCCATCTAGGTCGGCGTGGGCCTCACGGGTCGTGGGACCCAGCACGCTCAACCACGTCTTTTTGATTGGCACCTCGGGCCCCACGTCGGCGATCAGGCTGTCGATCTCCTGGCTACGTGCCGCATTGAGCGCATCGCCGCTTTCCGTCCTCGCGATGTTGTAGGCCCTGGTCCTGGCGTAGTCGTCCCCACCCAACGACTCCTCCATCGCGTCGGCCATCTGCCTGATCGACCAGCCGTCCCGCAGCCCCTCGGCCAGCACAGTTTCCGCATTGCCGCCGGTCGTCGTGCTGATCTCATCCCAGTAGTCCTGCTTGAAGGACTCGGACAGCTGGGCGGCCACCCGCTGCTTCATCCGCTCGGGCAGTTCGAGCAGGACGCCCCAACCGGGCACGCCGGCCCCCTGCACCAAATCAATTAGCTCGTCCAGATCCTCGGGGTTCTCCTGGAGCCAGCGGGTGGCCGTGCTGGCTTTCGTACCGGATGGTGTGTGCAACTTCGCCCGCGACTTCTTCCCCTCCCGCCGCACGTCGACGCCCATCGTGAGGAACTCCGCCACGATGGCCCTGGCCTTGGCGACGGCCAGCACCGGCAGGGCACGGCCAATTAGATCCTCACGCCAATCCTCGGGATCGAAGACCTTGCCGAGCAGCTTGGCCGAGGAGGAGTCACGTGATTTCTCGCCCAGTCCATCCAGACCTTTCCCCTCCATCGACTGCAGCCGGGACACGATCGACCGGACCTGTTCCCTGAACAGCGGCTCCAGGGCCTTCCGCAGTTCCCGCTCGGTCCTGCCGATCAGCCGCTTGTGCAGGGTGTGATCGATGACGCGACGGATGCTACGACGCACCGACCGGGCCTTGACCTCGATGGCCACCTTGGCCACCCTCAGCCCCTGGATGGCAGCCTCCAATCGGTCGGAATCACGGATGGACATCGTCAGTCCCCCAAAATTTCCTTCTCATCGCGCAGCTTACCCATGATCCCCTCCAAGTAACGCTCGGGCTCCATCCTGAGGGCCGCCACGGCCCCGCTCAGCTCCTGGGCCGCCAGGGCCAGGGGTTCGACCGCCGGGGCCGGACCAGCGGATTCAGGCACAGGCCCCGCGATCCTGATCGCCGTCTCCTCGTCCACCCCACAACCCACCAGCGTCGCCACCAGCTGATCCGGTGACACGGCACCCATGCCGACCTGGGGCAGGAGGGCGGTGATTACCGACAACGCACGGGCACTCAACTGGTAGCCGTCCCAGTCGGCGTTCTCGGGCAGTCCCATCATCGTGCGGAACTCGTTGTGATTGATGATTCCGTTGTCGAAGGCGTACTTCCGGTTGGCCCAGTCGAGCGACTGGTCGCTGGCCCTGCACTCCTCCCACCACACCAGCACCCGATCCCCGCCCTCCTCGACGTTCATGTTGAGGAAGTGCGTCATCGCCACGCTGAGCAGGCTGAGGAAGCTGTTCACGCGGTCGCTGAACACCTGCATGATGTTGGTTGACTGGCTGTACCCGCCAACGGGAATCGGCTCGCCCAACAGGAACGGGTGGACGCCGAACGCCGAGAGGATTCGGGTCTTCAGCATCTGCTCGCTCTTCTCCCACCCCAACTCCAACTGACTGCGTCCCAAGGGCACGATGCTCTCGATCAACCCGTCCAGGATCGCGGGGCTGCCGTAGTTGCTGATGCTTCCCAGCACGCGTCGGATGGCACCCATGATCTGGCGTCGCTGGGCCCCGGTCAGCTTGGGCCGTAGCCCCGCCTGTGCGTCCCCCGTGGGGTTCTTGCCGACCGTGACGACCCACGAGGGAAAAATGCCGTTGTCGAAATGCTTCTCCTGGCACGTCTGGATCCGATCATCCACACGGATCGCGGCGACCTGGCTTGACGCGGGCGAGATCGCCCCCAGCGGATCGGACGGATTCGGCAGATAAAGGGACATCACCTGCGACTCGTCAAGGGGCCTGGATTTCCCCTGCGAGGCCACGTCCTTCGGGTTGCTGACGAAATACTGGATCTTGGGCCACTTGCTCCTGTCGGTGCGTACCCAGGTGGTGGGCACGGCGAACAGCTGCGTCTCCCCGTCCACCTCGTCGCGGACCACGTATGCCCTACCCGTGAGGTTCAGCCCGGCGATGATCATGTATACGAACTGGTGCCGCCACTGCTCGGGGTTCGGCCGCTCAAGGACCTTGAGCAACGGATGGTCGTGGTCGATCTCCATCTCCTGCCCCTCGGCCTTGGCCCGGATCACGGCCGGCATCTTTTCCAGCAGCAGTCCCTTGGTGGACTTGGGGGATGCCGTGGCCGGTCCCTTCAGGCGGGCCACGTTGATCGGCTGCTTGATCGCCCGCTGGCAGATGCAGTTCACGGCCGCGTACACCCAACTGCGGAACTGGTCGTAGGCGTCACGGTTTTTCGACTGCTGCTGCCAATCGTCGACCGAGGACAACAGGGACCCTCCCCCGGACACCTGCTGGAGCAACCCGTCGGCCTTCAGTCGCAGGGCCCCCGCATGCACAGTGTTCACCAGGGCCCGGCTCTGTTCGATGCTTTTCGTCAGGGCGTTCATGTTCGGTCACCTTTCTGGGGCAATGACACCATCTATTCAGCCTCGCGGGTCACGGGTGGCGGGGATGCCCCCGCCGGAGGAACAACGACAGAAGCGATCCCCGCCATCCCGTTTCCCATGCGTCAGATCTCCTCCTTGTTGTTCCCCGTGACAGCGACCTGCCTCATCACCTGAACGGCCGTCTCGGCACGCAGACGTTCGAGGTGCAGTTGATTGGCAGCAACAAGGACCGGGATCGTCGACTCAGTGGCCACCTGCAGCTCGTCACGAATCGCATCCAATGCCGTCTGGTGCTGACGTTCGAGGGCATCGCTCTGACCCGCCAGGATCTCGATCCTGGTCAGAACACCCTTGACGTCGTCGAGCAGTTCGGTCAATGACGTCCGCAACGCGACCAGCCGTTCCTCCTGTCGCCCCGCATCCTCCCTCAACAGCTTCATCCGGGACAGCAGCCCCCTCGACTCGCGCTCCCAGTCCTTGGCCCGGTCCAATGCCGCGGATCGCTTGATAATTGTCCTCGTCCAGGGCCACCTCATGATTCTCCCCCCGGGACGTCATCGGGATCGACGTCCCCCCCCGGAACGGATTCTTCGACGGGCTCCCCGGCAATCATCGATTCGGCAGGTCGTTGAATGCATCCCGTCATGATGCCCACCGTGATCCCCGCATCCATGGCCTTGGGTGACGCCTCCGAAACCAAGGGACTCCTCGGGAGCGGCTCGTCCGGCAATTCGCCGTCGACCGAGATTTCCCCCTTGACGTTCCGTTCCAGCAACTCTACGGATTCCTGGAGCTTGTTCCGGGGATAGTCGTAGGTCACGCGTCGCACCTGCACGCCCCCCTCCCTCGTCTGTGTCCACACGGCCACCATGAAATGGCCGGTGTCGCCCGCCTCCTCCAACGCCGCCAACGCATCGTCCATCGCCTCTTTCTTCGTCACGTTGAACTTCAACATCGTCCGTTCTCCTCGTCTACTCGCTGGCGACGCCCGGCCTGACCTCCAGACCGCGTCCGTCGCACCACGTTCTCAACGTCCGCCCCAACTCATCCGCTCGCTCCGATCCGTTCCGCTCCTGGCTGCTGTCCTCGTAGTCCACACCGCAGTCCTCTCCCGCCACCAGCAGGTACTGATCCCCGGAGGACAGCACGACCACGGCCGTCGCCTGGTACACCACCCCGAACCGCACGGCCTTCCGCGGATCGTCGTCGTCCAGCGGTCGCCTGCTCATCCCCGCATAGATCGTGTTGCAGAACAGCGTCGCACCCTTGCCGACGTCCTTGCCGAGGTTGGCAAGGAAGTCATCGATCGTGCCGGTCGTCACCCTCATCAGATCTCCTCCAACTGTGAGACCATCACCCGCCACAGCAGACCCAACCCCACCGAAGCATCGGGGGACGCCTCGGAGATGACCTCGTACCACCAACCTCCCTGCTCGATCACGCAGTCCGCACCGACGCCCGGGTCCTCGGCGAAATAGATGCGGTGCGATACTGACGCCGACCGCTGCTGCCAGAAGTGGATTTCAGCGTCCGAAGCCCTCTGTACCCAGCAAGCCTTGTCCGTGAACAGCACGGTCGGATAGGCGTCCGTGAACCCGCCCATCCCGTCCGGGGTCCTACGGCGTCGCTTGGCCGTGCACAGATGTGGCAGTCGTTCCAGAAGTGACATCGTACTCATCCCCGTTGTGGCAGCTTAATCCTGATTTTTAACGTAACCGTCTCACCAACCTCCACATCCACGTAGCCGTCGCGGCGGGCGTCGGCGATCAGCTCCCGGATCTCCTTGGCCATCGCCGCGATCTCCTTGCCGGCATCGTGTATCGGCCCGGTCGGTTTGGACTGAATCATTGTACCACACCCTTTCTCAGGAACCTAACGCGAAGCCGTGGTTGACGAACGCCTCCAGCCTGTCCTTCGACTCGGTCGACACGTCCCCGCCGCTCGCGAACAGGTTCCGCACGGAGTTCGCATCCAACGAATAGCTGTAGTCGCCGAGGTTCTCGCTGCTCAGCATCCCGGCCGGCAGCCCCGACAGTCCACCTGAAGCACTCTTCCTTGTAAGCAGCACGCGGCGGCAACGTCGGCACGCCTCCTCGACGATCGACTCCCAGATCGGGGAAGCGTTCAGGATCGGGTCGCTTCCGCGGAGTTCGGCCGCCGTGTAGCCGCCGGTGTATGTGATTTTCACCGTGCCCGGGTTCGACGGCCAGAGCCCCACGGTACGAATGATTCCGTCACGACACACCCCCTTGCCCGAGGCGTCCAGGATGTCGTAGTTTGGCCAGTATCCAACGCCCAATTGCTGCAGAGTTTCCTCGATGAATGACGTGCTCTTCGTCCCCGACCTCCCGTCGTAGTCCACCCAGACGTACATCGCCAATTCACGGACCGGCAGATGCTGGAGCTGCAGCTCGCTAGTCGACGCCTCGCTCACCTGCCTCAGGACGGCCATCTGGCCGATTGCTTCCCACACACCCTGCCCCGTGTCGGCCTGGAAGGACTGCTGCGGGTGGAATTCGGTCCGCTGTCCCTGAAGCGGATCGTAGTGGAGGTACTGGCGAACGGCTCCCTCGGCCCATAGGATCGCGTTCTCGAGGATACTCGCCTCATCGTCCGTCGGCTCGGCGATTCCCAACTGAAGCTTGACATCATCCTCGGTCGCGATATGTGTAGCCGCCGCAACGCCAAGGGCTGCGATGTCCGTGACCTCCAACAGACCGTCGCCTTCCAACACGTTGGCCGAACTGGTGTTGACGATCACGCGGAGGTTGTACAGGGTCCCATCTGTACCCCCGCTCACGCGAAAGGCCACGCTGGTTCCGCTGACGACCCCGGTGCCCAAGGTCAAGCCCGACGGTGTGGCTGTGACACTGACCACTGACGTGATCGTCTCGGTTGACGACAACAGGTTCACGAAATCGATGGAATAGGTACGCGTCTCGGTCGGCTGTTTCGTCAGCCTTTCGGTCGGTTCGAGAGTCATATCGAATCACCTCGCTGATGGGGTCCAGGCGTCTTCACGGATCGATGGAGTCCAAACGCGACGATCCCCGGATAGCATATCCTGGACCGACGACGAACTGGACAACGAACTGCTGGTTGAACTGTAGGACGAACTATGGGATGAACTTTCGCTCGATGATGACGAAAGCGAACTGCTGGTTGAACTACTCTGACTGCTGACGCTGCTTCCGCTCGACACGTCCTCGTCGAAGGTCAGCGTGATCTGCTGTACCTCCTGCGTGGCGGGGTTGCCGGGAATGTCAGCAACCCCCTGCTGCGTGACGTCCACAGTGATTTCCCCATCCGTCGAGTTGAGCTCCAGAAATAAATCTGGCACCTCGGCATTCGAGAGCCACTCGACTGTAAATGGTAGATAACCAGCCGGTCCGCCAGTAACGCTGACACTTAAACCCCAATAGAGCCATCCCATGGCATCACTAATATCCGATGCGGTAGAATCCCATCCAAGAACGTATCCGACGTACCCCGACCCGGTCCGCTGCAGGGTGTACGTCCCCATATGCACATTGGCCGTGACGTGTACCGTAGTAACTTCGTGCTGTCCCGGAATATCAGGGGTACCCACGTCACCATCCACATCCGTATCGACGCCGATCGCGACTTCATCACCCCCGACAAGATAGTCATTCACTACGGCTTGGGGTACGTTCCCATAGGAGGAGTCGAATATTAGCGTAAATGCCCCACCATTGACCGGCCAAGAATCTCCTCCAACAGTTATATTCGTCAGACCGAGATCCGCTAGCACTCCGTAGACCTGCGCGCCCGTAGCATTGTATGGAAGTGCGGCAGTCGTACCGTAACCCTCAATTGTAATCGTCCATGTACCTCCGGTCGGACCAGGCATGCTCACACTCCTGTCGGGGTCCAGGTTGACGATCTACCCGCCGCCGTCCATCCCGCCTCGATCCCACGCAGCAGGCGGACGACGGAGGACGAGGACAAACTGGACGAAGACGACGACGAACTGGTACTGCTGCTGCTAGAGTTACTGGAGATGCTCGAAGAGGAGCTGCTACTCACGGACGAGCTACTGCTGCTGCTCACGCTGCTGCTGCTTGAACTACTACTCGAAATACTCGACGATGTGCTACTGACACTGCTGGTCGAACTCGGTGACGATGTGGACGACAAACTACTCGTGCTCGACGGGCTCGACATGGAACTGGGGCTACTGGAAACACTCGACGACATAGAGCTGGGGCTACTGCTGGAACTCGTACTGCTCGACGTACTGCTGGGAGAGCTACTCGTGCTGGACGAAGACGATGTACTGCTGGGACTGGAACTGGTCGAACTCGGCGATGACGATGTACTGCTAGGCGAGCTGCTCGTGCTGGACACGCTGCTCGTGGACGATGCACTGGAAGACGCACTACTGACGCTGCTGGTAGAAGACAGGCTGCTCGTTGAACTGGACGACGAAGTACTCGACACGCTAGACGCACTACTCGTGGAAGACGTGCTACTTGACGTGCTCGACACACTACTCGTGGAAGACGCACTACTCGTGGAAGACGTGCTACTCGAAGTGCTTGATGCACTGCTGGGCGAACTCGGCGAGGACATGCTCGACGAGCTACTCGTACTGGAGGGGCTCGACTCGGAGCTGGGGCTACTGCTGGTGCTCGACAGGCTGCTAGGTGAGGACGTGCTGCTGATACTCGACGTAGAGGAGGATGTCGACGAAGGCGAGGAGGAGCTACTCGCGCTGCTGGTCTCGGGAACTGTCAGGTCGCCACACGACCAGTCGTCGAGGATCTCGCCTCCGAGCGACGCCCGCATGTGAAATCCACACCGGGTGCTGCCGCTGATCCCAGTATCCGTGATGTTTGTCTTCGCCGTCCCCGCTACAGTCGGCGATAGGGTGGACCCATCGACCGACAGTTTGTGCACCGAGGGATAAGCAGAGGTCCACAACTTATCGACAGGAGTAAGCGTTGTGAAAACGCCCTCAATGCACTTGAAGATATACCAGTCGTTTACTCCCCGGGCCAAAAGGCTGTAGTAGGTCCGTGCCGTTGACGAAAACCGCACGCATGGCGCGCTGTATTGGCTGCTACTGGGGCCGTAGCTGATCTGGGTCAACTGGCACCAATGGTCATCGCTCGACAGGTCGCTGTCGTATCGTGCCCCCTGGAGTGCCGCGTAGCTTGGGCCATCGGTGACTTGATTCGAGGCGATTGAGAAGTTTCCTGCCGTGTCGAACGACCAAGGCGAGGCAAGCACCCCATTGGCCCGGTTGAAATCGTCGCTGTAGCTCGTGGCATGGGGAAGGGGCGTCTCGTCCTTCGGCCACGCCTTTGGCCGCAACTCCTCCCAGTCGTCACCGCGCAGCCCGTACTTCTGGCACATCGCGGTCAACACGCGGCGATGAAACTCGTTGTCGGTACTACCCTTCGACTGGCGCTTACCAGCATGAGCGTCGTCCCGTACCTGCTTCAATTGAGCCTTGAGTAGTGCCTGTACCTTCGGCGTGTGCTTGTGCTCGCCCCAGTTGAACAGCTCCCACTTGACCAGCGAGTGCCCACCAAGGTGCAACTCCAGAATGCCCTCGATCGTCGGCACCAGGGGCATGCAGGCCGCTTGGCCTTCGGGATCGGAACCCCCGGTCAGGCAATCCCACAGCAGGTCGACCAACCGGTCTCCGTCGGGCTTGTAGCCACACAAGGACTTAAAGACGTCGCGCATCGCGGCCGTCGTCTGGATCTCCCGACAGTCGCCGCGTCCCAGCAGATCCCACTCGCTGGCCAATTTCCGATCGGCCACGAAGAACCCCACCGGCCGGTGATCGCCGGGTGGCGTGCCACACTGGACCAGACTCCCGAGGTCCACGAGGCCAACCGTCCCGGCGGGCGCCACATAGGTGTCGCCATCGGCAACGAGCCACGGTCCCAGGTAGTAGTACAGGTTGGACATTTATGTCTACGGAATTTTGAGCTTTCGTTCAATTTCTTCAAGCTTGCCACAGGCCGCCTTATGGTCGACCGCCTGCTGCGTGTGGTCGGTCCGCATCTGGGCCTGCATCGTGTCCAGGATCTCGATCTGCCGGGCACTGTTGGCAGACAGCTTATCGCGGTTCTCGATCATTTTCTGCACGGCATCGGCGATCGTTTTCTGCGTGGCGAGGACCCCTTGGGAGGTGGTGATCTCCTGGTCCAGGAACTTGACGTGCTGGGCTACCAGGGGCTTGGCGATCTCCTTGGCCAACCAATACAGGCCACCAAAGAAGAACGTCGCGAAGGTAAGCAGCAGCACCGTCGGCACACCCCAGCGTCCGATGAAGTTATCAAGCCACTTGAGCTTGAGCGGCAGGTCGCCGTCATCCTCATCCTTGCCATGACTTACCATAGCACACTCCTCACAGGGTCAGCCACGGGCGTTCGCACGCCGCGGGATCGCCCTTCAGTTCGGGGTTCTGCTCGTAGTCGTTGTCGTCGAGCCACCGGTTCATCCCCTCCACGACCTGGGTCAGGGGGACCTGCCCAGCCATCTTCAGCTCGCGGAGCAGGGCGTAGGTCGCCGCCCCGTTGTAGCGCCCCTCGATGTACGCGTCGGCCGACGTCTGCGTCGGACCGCAACCGCTGACGAACGCCCCGTTCAGATGCTTGGCCAAGGCGCGGAACCCAAACACCTCGATGCCCCGCGCCTTGGCCACATCGATCCTGGCCGCCATCTCGGGGCTCATCGGGTAGGTACGGTTGGCCAGCAGCCTGCCGCGCACGGCCCTCGCCAGGTCGCCCGAGAAGCAGCTGTCGCTGACCCAGTTGAACGCCACGCCCGCCGGCAGGTGCTCGAAGACATCGCGGAGGTCCACATCCAGGATCGCGCGCTCCCGCGTGAAGTCGAAGTCGACCGGGCAGAGAGTTGCGTGCAGGGTGTCGTCGTCCCCGTTGCCCACGGCCATCGTCGTGCCGTGCCCGCTGTAGTGGAACACCAACCGATCCCCGGAACCGGCACCGAAGAGCAGCCAGCTCTGGAGGGCCGACTTGATCCCCTCCGTCGTCGCCGCCTCGTCGAGCAGCATATAGACATCACCCTTCGCGAACCCGCAGACCCGCAGCAGGTAGTCGCGCACGTCGATCACGTCGTTCAGGCACCCCTGGAGTTCGGCCCCGGGGTACGCGTTGATCCCGACCAGCAGTGCTCGATTTGCCATCGTTCACTTCCTTTCCTGTTCAGCTGAGCCTATTTGCCCGGCTCCTTTGTCATTCCGTAATCCCGCCTCGCGGTGGCACAGTTCTCGACGATCTTGAGCACCCGCTCGTTCGTTAGGGCGCTGTACGACCTCCACTCGGCGAGCACGGCCGCCACCTCTTCCTTGCACGCCTTCTGGATCAGGTCGACCTCGGCCGACATCCACGCCCGGGACTTCTCCGCCTCAAGCATGTAGTTCTGGACGATCTGGAGCATCTGCTCGTCTTTTCTGGGCAGCACCTTGCTCGTCGAATGGTAGAGGTACCATCCCAGGAACCCCAGCGGCCCCAATACGTTGACGAGGTCACGGATCAATACCTCGATGGCCATCGTCGTCGGTGTCGGCGGTGCCACCTGTGCCATCGGGGAAACCGACACATTCTGTCCCACGATGATGGTTGCCGCTGCCACTAGGGTCACCAGAATCAATTTCATGGCAAACATTCCATACATGGGCCACGTGCATCGTCGATGTCGTCACCACCGTCGGAGCCATCGGCGTCCCGTAATGGTGCCCGATCCATATGAAGTGTCCAGCGGCAGTACCTCCTGCTTGTCGCTCACCCACACCTGCTGGCACCCGTTCGGACCGCACCGCTTCTCCCAGTGGCCCGCAGCAGCCGTGTCGGGGGCCGGCTGCTGGTTGGGATCGTCGGGATCGGCGGGACCCGGCTCCAGCCGCCAACCGCCCCCGTGGGCCGCACACATCATCCCGCAGGTGCCAGGGCATAGGCGGTAGTGGTTCTTCTGCATGAAACGCTCGTCGATCGCCCGCGCTTCCGCGGGGGTCATGTCCTTGATCTTCTGGAGATCCTCGGCCGTGAACCCCTCGACCGGTTTCTGCGCCACTCCCTGCCCCTGGTCCACGGGCGGTGGGGGTGGGAGCTTGGGCCATGCGCAGAACGCGGCCAACAGGATGATCGTCGTCATGTCGATGTGCTCCCGATGGGACCTGCCACGGTGTCCATCTTTGGCGTGACGTGGCGGATGCAGAAAATGTCGTCGGGCGTCCCCTTGCCCTCCTCCATCCAGAAATAGCCATCCTCGCCATACGTCGGGCCCCAACTGTTGCGGAAGAGCACGCCGTACTTCCTGCCGGACTTCTTCACCTGAAAGCCACCGCATACCTCGTGTCCCCACCAGTTGTACCCGGTCATGCTGGGCACGTCGCGGAAGGCCATCGTCACCAGCACGTCGAACGTCTTCCGGGACAGGTTCCCGTCCCAGAACTCCCCGACGCGGAAATTCAAGGCGGCCTGCTCCCAACCCGGCAGCCATTTCTCAGGAGACAGGCTGTAAGGCTCATCCATGTACGACGCCGGACAGGCCCCGTACTTGCACAGTTGCTCCAAGTCGTACTCGGGCACCGCCCCGCGGTTCTTCCATCCCGTGACCGGACCGCCGACCGACTCGGCCGACAGCTGCACGTAGCCGAGGTTCTGGATGAGCCGCTGGATCAGGACACACATCACGGGCCCGTAGGCGTGACAGTATCCGAGTCCGTCCTGATCCTCGCAGGGGATCTGCCCCTTGATGATCCCGTACAACCAGCTCTGTTCCTCGTCCTTCTTGGCAATCAGCACGTCCCATTCGGACCTCGGGATCAGATCCGACTCGGGAAACGCCGCCGCCCGCGGGAACTCCCCGTAGGCCGTCCCACGCTTCACGTAGTTCAATCTCCGCAACTGCCCGTCGAACTCGACCACCTGACCGTCACCGACCTGGTCCCGCCAGTTGTCCTCGTTGATCCATAGCTCGGCCATGTCACTGTCCTCCGTATTTCTTCAGAAGTTCGAGCGTAGCCTGTGTCGTCGCTGGCCAGGGGCCCTCATAGGACCCGCTGTTTGCGTTGGCGACGATCATCCACGGCAGGGTCTTGCCCTCACCACGTTTCACAATCTCCTGCCAGTCCTGCGGAAGCAGATCGAGATCCGACGTGCGATCGACGAACTTGAACGTCGGTACGTTCCCGTCCTTGTCGCAGTGAGTGGTGAGGTAGTCGCGTATCGGCTTGCTGGCAAGAACCGACACCTGTTCAATCGGCATCTTCGGCAGGTCACCGGACTCGTACAGGAACAGCACGTGCAGCTTGCCCGGCACGGGCACGGGCGGCACCGGGGGTTCCGGGGGCACGGGTGGTACCGGTGGCACGGGAGTGGGACCGACCTTGATCGAGATCGTGTAGGTGACCGGTTCGGAGATCTCCCCGTTCGCCACATAGGTCAGCGTCGCGGACGACGTCCCGTCGGCGTTGGCCACGGGTGCCGCCCACGCGTAGATCCCCGCCAGGTCGGGGCGCAGGGTCAGCTGCTTACGGTTAGCCGACCGTTCGAGAAACAGGTCGGGCTGCAACGACTCGGCAACGGCCGGGCTCTTCGCCGCGGCGGGCGGGGCCTTGAGCCCCGGTGCCCTCATCCCCTGCGCGAACAGCCCCGCGGGAAGCAGGGCCAGCAGCACCAGGGCCAGGAATGTGTTTCGTTTCATGGATCGTTCTCTCGCTTTCTAATAAAACGGGAGGGGTGGGTTTCGTCGGGCCATGTCGGAAACCCTCGAAACGCACCCCTCCGCACCAAGGGGAAACAACACAGGTAGAACCACGCCTTCGTCAACACCCCCGCTTCTTCTCTCGATGGTGGCAGATCAATCGCACCGGGACCGCGGCCGCCTTGGCCGACGCCCTGACGACACCCGTCACCAGTCCACACCTTCGAGCCTTACCGACAGTAATCTCGTCACAGGTCATAGCCGCCGCCGGCGAACAGGCCGCGGGAACGGGCTTGGCCGGACTGCACACGGCAGGCACAGGCGCTACGGGCGTCAGCGTCGGTGCCACAGCCGGAGCATCATGGAACCAGGACCCCCGAACCGGACCTCCCATCGTGGGCGACAGGCACACACAACACACGACAATCACCGTAACGAACAGCGTCAATCCTCTCATCTCTCGATCTCCCATTTCTAACGGCAACGATCCTCAGACACCATTCCCTGCCAAGGCCCCTAACCCTCGAAACCGGTCTTGACCACCGGCGGCACGACCGGATCGTCCTTCGGAATCACGTTGATGATGTCCGTGATGATCTTGATGATCGCCGGCAGGTTGGCCACCAACCAGTCGAACCACCCCTTGCCGTACTCGTCGCCCAGGTCGCGGGAGACGGCGGATCGCAACGCCTCCAGTTCGGGCCCGCCCGCATCGACCGTCAGTTGGAGGTCACTCAAGGCGGCCAACAGGGCCACCTTATCGCCCTTGAAGTCGGCCAGGATCTTGGCGATGTCCTTCGAGATGACCGCGGCCCATGCCTGCACGGCAATCGGGTCGTTCCAGTCCGGCTGCGTGCCGAAGTCCTTCGCCAGGGTGGCGAAGTCGGCGAACAACTGCTTCAGATTCAGTCCCATGTCAATTCTCCTTCTCTCGTTTGGTTCCGCTTCCCGGGCCACCACAGGTATGTCGCGGCCGGTCGCGTAAGCCTTCGATGCACTGAACAATCTCCCGGCTCCGTCCCACCACCATGTCACATCCGATGAGTCCCATCACATCCTCCGGCACGCCGGACAGACAGATGATCAGCATCAACTGATCACCACGGAAGCCATGCTCCACCATGGACCACATCCGATCGATATGATCCAACCAGAACGCACTGACTTCACTATCCCCACGACATTGCCCCTCCAACCTGTAGACGATGCCCCTCCTGGTGCGGACCATTCCAGCACCTCCATTCTACCAGATGGAACGGGAATCCTAAATAGTATTTTCCGGGTCAAATAGTTCCCGGTCCCGCCCCCTTCCCATTCCACTTCTCCGTACGCTCCTACCATGCAACTCCCTGTCTTCCTCTTCATACGCCTCCCAGATGTCCCTCAGGTCATCGGGCATCCCCCGCCTCTCCTCTTCCGTCAGTTCCTCACCGTCGTCTGCCAGCACATCATCCGATGCGTAAGCCGTCCCAGTCTTCAGCAGCTCCAAGGCCTTAGGCAGGCAGATCAACAGGGCGGTCCCCACATCGGCGTGTCCGTACTCGTCGCTCACCGCCTCCAGCTTGTATCCCGACTGCTTGGTGTGCACGATCGAGAACTTCCCAAAATCCCGCCGCAGCCTGCCTTCAGGGTCCTCGAAGCATTCAAGCTTGGTGCCCTTCACCGCCGTGACGAACGACAATGCCATCAGGGTCTTGTTCGTGGGACTGGAGAAAGTCATCTCCCGCATGGGCACACCTCGCTTACGCAACCGCTGTGCCATGAAGGAGCCTCCCGCCGCCGGATCGTACCCGAACCACGCGATCCCAAATGTCTGATACAGCCACAGGCAACGACTTTCCACGCCGTCGCTATCCACCTCAAGCACCCTCCTATCGTTCGGTATGCTCGGCTGCCAACCTTCCAAATAGGCCACCCGGACCCTCCCCTGCTCCCGATTGGCTCCCAAGACAACGACCCCGGAATGGTCATGGCTGATACCGAGGTCCAGCCCGGCCACGTAGGACCATCCGGGCTCGGGCCCGTCAAGCTGGGAAAGTCCCACGCCAAAACACCTGTCGATCGCGTCCTCGTCCGCCGCCCCACCCCTTCCGCTGATCCACCTTCCCCTCCACAACCGCTGAAACTCCATCCCAACGGGATCTCGCCGCTTGGCCTCGTCCACGTCCTCCTCATTCAACCAGGGGGCGACCCCGTCGAAGATATGCGTCGACCACCGCTTCCTGTTCTTCAGGGCCTCCTTCCTCCAGAGCTCGGCCTTGCTCCCCTTGAAGCCCGCGTTCGTCGAGACGATCACGATGCCCCGCGGCACCCCGTCCGCGTTGTTCATGTGGGTCTCCATGACGGAGAACTTGTCGACGTGCACCAACTCGTTCAGGATCAGCACATCGGGCGTCTCACCGTGGGCCCCGCCTGCCGTGCCCGTGGCCTCGATCACCGTCCTGACCAAATCACCTCCCAGACTCGTGCCGATGACCCTGTTCTGGATCACCCGCACCTTCCTCCTCAGCCAGGGATTGTAATGCAGGAGGGACTCGACGCGGGACTTGATGATCCCCGCCTGCTTCTGGTTGGCGGCACTGATCTGCACCAGCAGCGGACGTCGGGCATAGGCCATCAGCCACAACACGCAGACGGCGATGTCGCTATCCTTGCCCGATTTCTTCGTCCGTTCGATCCAGAACCTCCGCTTCGCCGGGATGCCACCATCGCGCACGGACCTGAGTGGCCCCTCCATCGCCCGAAAACATCTGACCTGAAACGGGGCCACGCAATCGTCGAACACCAGAGCACCTTCCGCACCCGGGATGACCAACGACCGCCAGAACAGCTCGAACCGCCTCTCACAACGGCCCTGCAATTCCACGTCGAGCTCCGCCGCGATCCTATTCGCCTGTTCCCGTTCGATCATGCTCTTTATTCACCTCCACGTCCGTCACCTTGCCGGCCGTACCACCGGCCAGCTTGAGCAGCATTTTCTTCGCCTCCAACAACTCGTCATCCCCCGCCCCACTGAAGTTCATCGTGGGAACCACCACCACGTTATTCTGTCCCTGATTGCCTTCCTTCTTCTTCAGCTTGGCGTCGATGCCCCTGTAGTATCCCGCCAGCCGTTTGAATTCCCTGTACTCTCTTAGCAATGATGGATCTCCAGCCTGTCCCGTGACCTTCCTGGTAACTACCTCCACGGTCTTGAATCCATCCCCCTTGCACGTCATGCACCATTTCCCGCTGGCTTCCTTCCCGTCCTCCCATCCCGTGCCCTTGCAGTCCTTGCATAGTCTGTCCTCATATGCCGTGGTGATCGTCTCCTGGTTCTGCTTACTCACCTCCCACTGGTTCCACACGTTCAGTGCCGCTGCTTCTGCCCAGGCTATGCTTTCTGCCCTCTTCTGTTCCAGTGTTCCCGTCCTCGTCTGCCACCTGGCCCTGATGACCACCATGTCCTGTTCTACTATCTGTACCGGGATGCCCAATCGTATCGCCAGCTTCTCGTTTGATTGCTCTCCCCTCAGCACCAGTTCTTCCAGACGGAACAACTGCTCCAGCTTCGCGATGTCCCTCGCGTTGACCTCGGCTATGTCCTTCCTTGGCTTTTTCCTTCCGGGGTTCTGTCTCATTTCGTTGTGTCTCTCTTCCCTACCAACTTGTTACCCCTAATTCCTACTACGTCGAACTGTTTTTCCTTTGCGTTACTAACGAATCGTCATCCCGGTCATCATCTCGCCGGAGGCACGGCGAGTCGGGGTTCCACCTTCACCCACGTCTGTCCGTAGTTCTGATAGCCATTCTCCGTGACACCTTGTTCTAATAGGACAGACAACCGGCCCACGTCAATATCGTGATCCCCAGTAACGTCGGATATTTCTCCGAGTTCACCATGGCCCAGCCGATGGCCCGACCATTCTTCGCGATGATCCGGCACCGGTACTCGAATCCCCTCCATCCCGGACGGACCGTGACAACCTTGCCACGTCGCAGACGGCTCCCCGACTCCCACTCGATCACGTCGCCCGACTTGATTGGCGACTGGCCGACAGCAATCTCGTCCTTCTTTCGTTCAAGCATCGCTTTCCTATGCTCAAGCCGTGAGATTTCCCTGTTGATCGCGTCGATCTTCCGCTGTTCCCGTTTCGCGTAGACAAAATCATCGATCACACTCTCCTTCTGTTAACCACGGATACCCTGTCGGCAATAGGTGATGATCGCTCTCGTTCCGCAGTCCCACCGTTTCGCCTCCTCGACTGTGCCACAACCGCCAAACTTGTAATGAAACACAACCTCCCTGGCTGAGCGCAGTTCCGTTTCCAGCCTCTCGCTCGTCGTACGCTCGGCAGAAACCTCAGCGGCCAGTGCACTCTCGCTCTCGCTCGCCACGTCCAGTAACCGCTTGAGGTTGGCCACGTTCTTCTCTAGCTCTGCGACGCGGTCCACCAGGGCGGCTTGGCGGGTGCTGGCTCCTCGGTGCCGGCCAGAGCGGAGGCAATGTCCTCTTCTGCCTTGGCCTCCCACTCGGAATATGGTCTAGGGGTAGGGATGGAGGGAGTCATGTAGGTGCGCGCGGCGTATAGGCATCGGTGCGATGCTCGGTACAACTCCGCCAGCCTCTCCGTCGCGGCCTTCCAGCGGTCACGGTCCTTTTCCAGCATCTCGACCTCGCGGCTGTGGAGGTACCGCCTCTCGTCCGTCAGATCGCGGATTGCCTCCAGTGCCGTGGCCGGTTGCGTCAGGCTAGGCCATGCCTCGCGGGCCTCCGGATCGTAGCCGTTGTGGTTTGCTCGCACGTAGGCCTCAATCGCGTCCAGTTCTGTCTTGAGCTGGTCGCGGTCGGCCCTCAATCGCTCGATCTCGGCGAAGAACTCACCTTTCTGCACCGCCCGCTCGTCTCGGTCTGCCGTGACACTCGCAAGCTCCACCGCCAGCCGGTCGCGCTCGGCCTCCAGTTCTACGATTCGCCGGCCGTCCTCCTCGCGGGCTGCGCACAGGCTGCGAACGGAAGCGTAGGTTTGGTCCAGTTCGGCGGTCAGCACCTTGATCTGCTGCTGATACTGCTCGTTCCAGACTGCCATGAAGTCCAGTATCGTCGCGCCGTTCGGATTGCGGTCGCGTGCCATTTCGCGCACACCGTCCATGAGTCGCTTCGCCTGGAAAAGCTCGTCTTGCAGCCGTACTGCGTTGTCAAGTTGAACGCGATGCTGTAACGTGCGCTCTTCCAGATCCTCTTGGAGTCGCCGAATCTTGGCTCCTATCACGGTGGTGATGTCTCCCACACTGTTCCCGGGATGAAGCGTTCTAGCTGCCTCCAACTCCCGGGCATATAGCCCGGCCAATCTATCCCGCTCGGCGGTCATCTGCTCCAGTTCGGCGGTCAGGCGGTCGATTTCTTTTTGGGCGTCTGAAGAGTACACCCACGCGCCATTGTCATCCCATTGGATGTAGGATACGTGCGTGAGCCCGCCGTCGACAAACGTGTATCGTTGCATCATCTCACTCCTTGCCCTCTGCGGGCTGCTCCAGACAATCCGACGCTGCCGGACGGACGAGCTTCCGCACATCCACCCCGGCCTCGCGGTCGGCGGGAGTAATCTCGCAATCATCCACGTCGCCCCACAGGCCGCTCACGTCGCCCAACAGGCCGCTCACGTTGCCCAACAGGCCGCTCACGTTGCCCAACAGGCCGCTCACGTTGCCCCACAGGCCGCTCACGTCGCCCCGTAGGCCGCTCACGTCGCCCGACAGGCCGCTCACGTCGCCCCACAGGCCGCTCACGTCGCCCGACAGGCCGCTCACGTCGCCCGACAGGCCGCTCACGTTGCCCCACAGGCCGCTCACGTTGCCCCGTAGGCCGCTCACGTCGCCCGACAGGCCGCTCACGTTGCCCCGTAGGCCGCTCACGTTGCCCCGTAGGCCGCTCACGTTGCCCAACAGGCCGCTCGGTGGTCCGGAGACACGCTGTCCGTCGACGCAGTGGTACAGTTCTGATTTCAGTAGCGTCAGCAGCGCCTTCATGTTAGATTTCTCCTGTCTTGGCGGCCTTGATCCTATTCAACGTCGCGCTATCGTAGGCCGAGCAGTTGCCACCCGTCTGCCCAGTCGCGTTCAGCGTCGCGCTATCGTAG